ACCAGCCGATTGCCGGACGGCATTATGTTCCGGCGCTTTTATTTTATTTAGGAGGGCAAAATGATATTCCCTTACTACCCACAAAAAACGATAGCCCCTCCAATTGATATAAATTCCTTGTGCGTAGGTGCTGTTGGCTGTAAAAAATGTCATTTGTGTATTCATTTCACTTCCATTCCACGTGGAACAAATAAAAAATATCTATTGACGCCGCCCGGACTTGTAAATTCATGCAAAGAATTCTACCCCGAATATATAAACCATAAACCATGAAAAAATTATTGCTTTTATCATATATGTTTTTTTATATTTTTTCTGTCGGGAGCGGAGAAAACATAGAAAAATATATTATAGCACATAATTACTTTGAACCGCTTGTAATCATAAAAAATGTTCCAACTAAATATCAATTCATGATTAAATATACGGCAGCTACTATTGGTATCTCACCAGAAATTTTAGCCGGGATTGCCTATACAGAATCATCATACAGAGAAAATCCTGAACATATAAATAATACTGACAAAGGGATGTTTGGATTGCATGAGTCAAAATCCATTCATAAAGAGCGCAGTGATTTATATGGTGAATATGACGCGACAGATCCTTGGGAAGCAGCCAGAATTGCGGCATTGATTTTATTGGATCATTATGAATATTATAATTCATGGTCATTAAGTATTGCGGCATATCATCAAGGGCGTACAGGATTGAAAAATAATAATGCCGAATCCTGGTATGTTGCCCGTGTATTACAACGCGGGACGAAAATATCAACAAGAAATCAATTGACATAATGAGCAATAAATTATATGTCGGGAAACTGTTGCGCGGTGATTGTATATTAGTATCCATACGGATTGAAGCCGTTGATTTAGACGAAGCGTGGGCTAAATTGCAAACTTATTTAAAAGACAAAGAAAATATTTATGATGACTGCTATATTCTTCCAGAAAAAGCATGAAAAAATACAAACAACCAAAAGAATTAAAAAAGCAAATAAAAGATAAAACACCACTACCGCATATTGCTAAACCGAAGCATTCCGTTGATATAGAAATTGGTGAAAATTCCCACGGGAAATTATATTGTTGGAATGAATATCAATATGGCTTGCCATTGGATTTATCTATATTGTCTTGGGAACCGCGTATAATGAAACATCCTAGAGGATGGGACCAAGGGCAGGACATAAAACAATTATATAAAGGCGGTAAAAAGAAATGCAAAAGCTGATATATAATCATCACTATTACAGCAAAAAGAATTTATTGCATTATTATATGGGAATGATTTTTACTGACAAAGCTTGGGATAATTTTATTAAAGGGAAATCAATTCATGGTCGGACTATTGATATTAACAGTAAATATAGACTGCCCCCGCACCGCTGTGAACGATGGTACAATCAAGATAACCATAAAACCAGCATAGCACGCCCTTGTCTGAATAAAGTAAAAGTGCGCTGCGATCAAACCGGGATTTATTTTTGTAATCATTGTGCAAAAATCATATCCAACATGGCAAAAGATTATAAATTCAAACAAATTACTACGTTCACCAGTATAAATTAAAACAGGCCAAAACGACGTGTTTTGACCTTTGACGTATACTTTACCCGGTTTCACCTGGAAAACCCTGCCACACATTTATCTTAATAGCACAAACGCCTGATAAGGGCACCCGATAGCCGACTTGCACGGCATGGCTCCCGCTATTCCCTGTTTTGGGCAGGCTGACACGAATTGGGCTTTCGAGCGCTTTTAATTAGTAATTAAAAAATCGCTGAATAAACCCAACCACCACTTAAAATAATTATTAAAACAAATTCAATAATGGAAACAAATTTATAAGTTTTTGCCTCCTTAATTGCCTGTTTCCCATCGTCGTTTAAATTCGTTCCCGATTGCTTCAAGGACTCTATAGTTTTCTTGTCGGTTATTGATTGCAGTTGTAACCGCATCACTGTATGCTTGGAGTCTAGCATTTGCATCGTCAAGCTCTCGAATGATTCGTCCATTGATTGCCTGAAGTTTTCCCAATTCAATTGCTCCTGTGCGTCGGCTATTTTCAAGTTGACCAATGTGTTGAAGAAAAGTTTTAAAATTTCGTTCTTGTCTAAGTTCGATAATTTCGATATCAGCATGTCCGTTTCCGATGAAGTTGGTAATAGATTTGATTCCTGCGCTTTTACCGGCAAAATAACTGCTAATCCCAATAGTAAAACAAACAATAATGAATATACACGTGGCAATAAAATATTTGCGCATTTCATGTATTCTCCTTATTTTGGTTTCCTTATCAATTTACTGTAAATATTGTATCCATAAGCGCCCAAAGCTGCGTGGGTTAAATAATCCCTTATAAGTATTGCCATATCAATTGATTTAGAAGCGAAAGCAAACGCCGTCACTACTATGATGGAAGCAATCAATGGGAACAACACATAACCGGCTTTGAATTTATTTTTACTGTCCAATTTTTTCAATCCGGTAACAATAAAAACTATTGCCAACAATATCAAAGGATTTATACCTAATTTAGCTATCAAATCCAATATTTGTTGTATAATAGATATTTCCATAATTCCTCCTTTTATATTCTGGACCTGAATTCAAAATGTGCCCAATCCCATTTCCATGAATTATATTTTCCGGCAGCACAAGCATCAAGGCCACATTCATCTTCGGCGATGGCAAATAATTCCAGCCATAATTCTTTTCCAGGTTCATATAATATCCTGTTTTTTGCTATGTCAAATAAATAAGCATCCACAGCCAAGCCATCTATGTGTTTGGAATATAGAGTTTGCGTACTGATTATGTTGCATTCGGCATCAGATAATTTCCATAATCCACACCGCACAAAATAATCTTTTACTATATTGACAGGGCATCTGCCACGTGAATAATAGGCCATTTGCGTAGACAATTCCCGGCGCGTCTCTCCTATGTATAATTTATATCCCGGCATTTTCTTTCTTGTCAATTCCGCAAAATATTTTACATTGGAAATCATTTTATTATCCAATTGTTCAATATCATTTATAATAGGCATGAATTTCTCCTTTATGCTTCGACATTATTTATTTTATCCAAAAACAAACCTTCATATTTCATATCGGCTTCATCCAGTTTAGCTAAAGCTACAGTAACATTTCCATTACACGTTCCGTCGCGTAGAGTTTCTAAAGTCGCTTTATTGGAAACTATCAACCGTTTCAATATATAAATAACGGCTTTCATTTCTTGTTTACGCTCTTCGCCATTAGTATTCATCTGAGTTAAAATTTTACTTAATTTTGACAACCATTTGATGAATAATAGTATGCCGGTTATTATTGCACCAGTAACGCAAACGATACCGGCATCCCTGGCAACAATCCAAAATGTAGTCATATTTTATCCTCTTTTCTAAATTTTTTATAATTTATTATCTTTAATAGCGGCTTGTCCATATTTTATCCTTCCGCTGTCATGGCTATGTCGTCTCGTAAAGTGCGTGGAAATATACGTAATTGGCATTGGCTATCGCGCCGGTATTTAGATCAGATACCTGCAAGGCCGCGCTATCCCCGTTTGCGGTAGTGCGGTAATACGGATTCAGTTGGCTCGTGCCTAATCCTGCTATTATGGACGATGGCCTATCTCCAGCGAAACTCGCGGAAAAACCAATATAGCCACCTACAGTGTAACCTCCAACGGGATATGGCAATCCGAGAATGAAGGCCGCCCCTGACGCAGTGCCGACATCAAGCGAGTTCGTCCGTATTCCCCCCCATACCTCGATTATATTGCCGGTTTTTGTATATCTGCCGTATGTAGGCGCAGTATAAACAATAGCCCCGAATGCACCGGTTGCGCAGCCCCAAGTAGGCGTCCAGTTGCCTATCTCTTTACCGCTTCTTTTTACATTTCCAGTAGAATCAATAAAAAACGTATCAAAAAAAGTATCCTCAGTAGTAATTTCCGAAGGTGAAATATTTATTATGGCACTTTCAGTAGACGCTACTCCACTGGTTATAGTCAATATGGCGGAAACACCCGTTGCCAAATTTGCAGTCATATATTCTTTAGGAATACTTACATAAAAAACCCCTTTTCCTTCTGCAACGATAATTACTGTAGCTGTAGTGGCTACTTTTGCTGACAAAGGCTCTAGAATTTCCCGAATGAAATTGACGGGCTTTTTCTTTTCTTTTATTGTACTCATACTATCCGCACCTCGAAATCAATGGTTTGATCAATCAAATGATAGGTTTTGCTCAATATTTCACATTTTTTGGTTCCAATCATTGTTGAAGCAATCCTGTTTAATTCTACATCAATATTGTCAATTACATTGTACAAATAATATTTCATTGGAACCGTTATAATGATTTTTCCATGAATATCTTTGGAATATGCCATAATGACATCTGCCAAAGCTTGCGCCGAAGTTTGATCCGGTAAAACCGTTTCAAAATCAACTTCATTATAGACTCTATATTTTGTATAGACAACGGTTTCATGGGAAGTGTCAGTCAACCATATTATTGAATTGTTGGAATCCTGGTTTAAATATCTGGCATAGCCAACTCGAATGCTCGATAATACCTCGGCTGGATCATATGTAATGCTTATTTCATTGCTTATGTCATATTTGCTTATGGTAGTCAAAGCGCTGGCAGAAGTGTCAATTACTTTGAATGTATATTTGCCATCGGCATTGATGATGAATTCGCCAAATACGGATTTACAAATCAATTCTATCAAATCCACTACCTGTGGCAAATCATCAGGATCGTTGTTTATGGTGACATTATCCACCAGCAACGTTGCCGCATCCCATTCGGTAGTATCAAAATAATCGGTTGAATAAGGTATTCCATATGCATCAGCCAATATTGCTACTATGGCATCAAGGGCATTTATGCCATCACACTCGTATGAAGTTTTTTTGGTCAATACTTTTCTTGCATCAACAAAACTCAAAGCCATGAATGATTCCGATATGGTTACCGCTTCGACAACACCATTATATATTTGTATATAGTCATCAATGTCCAATTCATCATAACCAATCAAAACACGTATTTGATTGCCAAAAAATGACAACGATTCCCCGGACAAATCGAATCTGCCATCGGTATTTATTATTTGTATATCAGCACCATCATATTGCAATTTTCCAAAATACAATGGGTCACGCGATTGCTGTATGGGTATATCGCTGACCAAGCGGCCTTCATAAATTACGTTGCCATTCAACGGGGTAAATTCTTTATATGACAAACCATAAATTACACCCAAAAATACTGAATGCAATATTGGATCCTCATTATCAATTATATGAACATAAACCTTGGAAACACCATCATAATAAAATGATATTGGAGATGATGCCAAAGCCAATATGGAAGCTACTTTGGTATAGGGTGTGGTATCAACGGTAACTGAACCAATATCGCCAAATAATTGTGCGGTAAAACCATCCAATAAAGAATCATCAACTTCAGGATATAATCCAGTAAAATTTACATACCATATACCGGCCCCGGCATTGACCCATTGAATATTTATATTCCCTAAATCTATTTGTACAAGTGTACGAAGTGAGGAAACTGATTTATTAGATAATTCTTCAAAAGTCAAAATTAGCTCCCAAGTAAAACAGAGTTTACACCAAATTTATCGGAACAGATAGCCAATAAATCCGTATACATTCTATTACTACCGCTATTTTTAATATATAACTGGATTAAATCACCACGTGCTACAGCTATATCTTCTGTAAACTTGCTATATATATCAGTAGTTGAGCCGCTCAAGGTTCGTTCTGTGCCTACAGCGCTGCCATTTTTATATATTTTTCCATAGCCGGTGCCGGTAGGAACGCAAAGTGAAAAAACGATACGGAGCGTTCCTGAAACTGATGCTTTTATTTCTTTAATTTTGGTATACGCTACTGGATTATAATAAGAAATAGGCACAGAATCTATAAGCCCTCTAATTGCATAATCACCAGCGGATAATGTTCCATCATAAAATGGCAAAGCATGTACTAGCGTATCGGCTAAAGCAGTATTCCAATTTGTGCCTAAATTTGAAGCTAAAGCTGTAGTCCAACCTGCTCCTAATAATGCAGCTAAAGCAGTATTCCAATTTGTGCCTAAATTTGAAGCTAAAGCTGTAGTCCAACCTGCTCCTAATAATGCAGCTAAAGCAGTATTCCAATTTGTGCCTTTTATTATATTAAATTTATTGTACAAAGTCTTTTCACTTTGAGCAGTTGCGCCAGCCGCTTTGTATGCCGAAGCCACTGCACGGATATTACTACCAGCCGACGAGTACCAGCCTTGCTTGTCAGTAGCCCATACAGGAGCAGTAGAAATCCATGCTGCACTTAATATTTGCGTTCCGGCTGTACCACTTGGAGTCAACCCTAAATATGCCGTTGAAGCCGTGGCAATGGCAGTCCAGGATGAAGCATTTGGCGTTATTATTTCGGAAGCCTTGAAAAATGCCCCAGCAATTTCAATCCCAGATCCGGCGGCAATGGCAGAATTGGCAGAGGTAGTAAATTCTGTCAAAGATATTCCATAGTAGCCAATAAGGCCGCTGTTGATTATCGTGACTGATGTAGCAATTTGATTGAACGGAATTTTATTTGCCTCCAGTTAGTTTATCAGCTATATAAATATAAATCATTTTTCCTCCGAAAGCATTAACGTATACACAAACTTCATATTTTCTTTATGGTTGAATTCCAGTTCATTGTCAATTGAAACGTAGCAAGGTTCCACCAAAACATAATCACGTATAGTATCAAAATTACAGAAAATAAATGATGAGTGATTTCCCACAGTATCATATAAAGTATTTATTTTTTCTACCATCGTTTCGTTACTGGGGGGGAAATCCAATTTGAATTCCCGCCACCCAATACCTTCTGAAGCAAATTTCTGCCGATATCTTCCATGAGCAACATTATCCGATCTGCGTTTGCTTACGGTAAAATCAATCAAACTGGATGGATCTATGGAAATATATTCGCCTGCCCATAAACGCCCAATGGAAATAAATCCATCAGTATTGGTAGGATCATCAATTTGGAATTGAAGGAATTGATATGTTTCCGCTGTAAAGAATTTAAGCATCATACCGGAATTGTACGTTATTGTTTGGCTGGTAGCACCTGGCCAACTGTCACTGGAATTCATAGACATTATCACACTGGCAGAGGTGGTGAAATTATGATTCATCAATGCGATTGTATTTATGCTTTTTGCCGAGCCTAAATCTATTGTAATTGTTTGCGCGCTCGCCGAAGTGCTTTTATATATTTGGCTTAACCGCTGTTCCTGCACATTTGTCACGGCATATCCGGCAGTTTCCGTCAAAGCGGTTAAAGCCGAAGCCGTATCAATATAATTATCATAGGCTATTCTCATATCACGGCTCCCTGACTTATCAATACCTGCTTATTTTTCGTAGCCGGGAATATCTTTTTCAGTATAGGCATAGAATCAATTTGTACCACCAAATTTATCATATCACTATTGGCAGTGCCTAAATTTCCACTTGGCATTTTTGAAATGAACTGTTCCAATTTATCCAAAGGGAAAAATACTTCCGGTTGTCCGGCTTCTGCCGCAGTTACATCCGTGCCACCAGGCGTAGGCATTATTATTCCGCCCTCGGCCAATGCCAATGACGGCTTGCTTTTATTTATCAACGATACTTGCGCAGCAGAAATGCCACCCATGATACCGGCAGGAATGACACCCCACGGCCAACCACCAGAATTCTTGAAAGTTTCTATTACAGCTCGCGCACCTGAAGCTACTGCCATGGCCAAATTTACTTTCCATTGAGCAAGCGCATTTTTATATTCAACTTCAGCAGCCATCTTAGCATATTTTTCTTTTATTGTTTCTTTTTCAATTTCATTTGCCAATTCTGCCGCGCGTTCTGTATCTCCTGCAAGTATGGCAGCATCCAATTGTTTTTGAAGTGATTCCAGTGTAGTATCTTCAGCCAAACCAGCAGCTTCCAATTCAGCTTGCAAACGTTGATCAATTTCAGCTAATTCATTTGCGGTCGCTTGTTGCATTAAATCTTGTAAAGAAGAAACCAACCCAAAAGCCAAATCAGTTATATTGCTGAAATAAGCATCCCAATTTATAGTCGATTTATCCAGATTTTCATTTATTTCATCCAACGCTGCGGCATTTGAAATTATCCAGTCGCCATATGCATCGGCACGTATTTTTGCTTTTTCATCTTCGGTTTTTTGAGTCGCAGCTATTTCCTCTTCAATTATTGTTGCTTGCCTTGCACGCAATACTTCTATTGCTTTTAATCTATCATCTTCCAATTTGCCTTTGGCCCATGGTGATGCTTCCAACTTGGCTATTGTATCGGCTATTTTTTGATACTCGGTTTTTTCATCTTCAAGAATTCCTAATACATCCGAGCGAGCAGATTTATATTTATCTTCGATCCTGGCACGGGCTTCCAACGCTTTGGTAATTTCTTCTTGCGATAATGTTTCTACGGTCAGCGCGGTATTCATATCTTCTTGTTCAAGTAAATTCATTACTTGAAGTCTATTTTTTTCTGCTAATTTATCCCTAGAAGCATATAATAAAGCCAGTTCAGCTTCCAATTCATCATTTTCACCCTCTATCAATCCTGTAGAGGAACCGATCAATGCATTTATAGTTTCTATTCGTTTCTGAACCAATGCGTAATCATTTTCCAATTTTCCGGTAGTGCCGCCGGACATTACTTTATTCAGCTGCTCTTGTTCTTTTTGTGCGTTTTTTATATTATTTACCAATACAGCCATACCAGCCGCAAGAGCAACAATAGCTACAGTAACGGCAACGGCTGGATTCAAAGCCATTCCAGCATTCAAAGCCAGTATAGCTTTTTGCGCGGCATTTACCGCCATTAAAACTGGACCTAGCGCAGCCGCGAAAGCGCCAACTATCAATATATTTTCTTTTGTACCTTTATCCAAAGCCGTGATACTCTGTAATATTTTGCTTATTTCTTTTACAGTATTTTTTATGGCTGGCATCAAATCATCTACAAATGACCTTGCCAATGCCCCAGTATCATCAGCCAATGTTGACAATAAACCTTCCAACGTTTTACTGGCGGTGTCCATTCCTTTATAAAATTTTCCGCCAGCTGAAGTGGCCGTTTTAAATGCGTCGGCAACCATGTCAGCAGATATTCTGCCTTTGGACATTTCATCTTTTAGATAAGCCATGCTCTTGCCGGTAGTACGCGCAATTTCCTGGAGGGGGTTGAATCCGGCATTTATCAACTGGAGTAAATCTTGTCCCATCAATTTTCCCATTGACGAAACTTGACCAAATACTAATGCCATTGATGACATTTTAGCAGAGTTACCACCAGAAGCATCACCAAGCATGGACAATGTAGGGATTATCTTTTCACCAGCTATGCCGAATTGTAATAATGTTTTTGATGCTTGTGCCAGATCGGTAGTTTCAAATGGCGTGACTGCCGCCATCTTTTTTAAATCGGCCATTAACATGGAAGCTTTTTCCGCGCTGCCAAGCATCGTACTAAATGATGCTTCCAACATTTCCATTTGCGCGGCAGATTTTACAGCAGCCACTCCCATGGCGAGCAATGGAGCTGTTACAAATAACGATAATGATTTACCGTACTTGGCAGTTTGCTGTTCCGATTTAGTAAGTGCGGAGTCTAATTGCGTAGTATCGCCAACTATCCTGACGACCATGTCCCCTAAATCTGCCATTAGATATCTCCATACTTTCTTTGCAATTCTTCTTTGGCTATTTTCTCAGCTTCAAATATTTCATTTACTTCATCGCGGATTTTCCTTAATTCATCCACATCTTTATTTAATAAACCATCAGAAGCAGATTCACTTTTTATGCCATATTTAATTTCCAAACCCATATTATGATAATATAATATCTGCCCAATAGTCATTTCCCACAATAAATACTCTTTCGTCGCCCAAGGATACATCAATGCCATCATCACAAACAAGCGGCCAAGCTGAATTGGGCTTTCTTTGGCCTGGCCGCCATTCAGTTTTTTAAATCTTTTGTGACTCCACTGTAAGAATGTGCCAATGCGGTTTTAATCGCTGAAGTAAAAGCCTGAATCTGAATGGCATCGGAATTATTTTTAAACCAATCTACATTCATTTCCGGGTATTTATATTCACAAAACGTAGCACATAATTCGAGCGACAATTCAAAAGCAGATTTTATTTTGGCAGAACGCTCGCCCCTTATCTTCGATTGTTCCTCATTACTGAGCAACAATTCTTTTTCATCAAATTTCAATTCATCCAAAGAATATTTATTCAATTCCGCAATCAATGTATCTATCTTGAATGTAATTCCGCAGGGAATAAAGGAAACGTCAATTTCCTTATTCCCCAAGCGGATCATTTTTGGTGGTAAACGCAGAACATCCAGGTCAATTACTTCCATGATTTAAGCCACCGTCTTTGTGAAGATCGTCTGTGCAGTTGCGTACTGCTTGCAAAGTAAACTGAATTTATAGACGTTCATTGGATCAGTATCATTATCCGATTTGGGAGTCATGCTAAATCCACCATTCATGAAAGCATTCTCAATAACATACGTGGTGGTCTGAGTAGAACCAGTAGCTAATTTCCTAGTATTCACCAATTTTATTCCGCGTCCTGTCACGACATTGGTCTGGCCGCCAACTACCAACGAGCCGGAAGTTCCAACCAAAGCACCCCCGGATAAAATCGAGAACGATGAACCATCATACTCAATCAAATCCATTCCCAGTGTCACTGTTTCTTTGGCAATACCCTGGATAGGATCAACTGAGTTTCCAGACTGAGAAGTATATGGATCGGCTGCATAAGCAAAATCCGTAACCATACCGGCACCCAGATTTACCCAAGCACCCCCCACTGTAGTACCTGCGGCAGAAGCCACATACATCGCGTAGTTTCCGATTTCTATTTTAGCATCGGTTACGCTTGAATTCTGATAAATAGGCATTTCATTCTCCTTTTAACTTACTGATGACATTGGATATATAAATAAAATATCCACAGGGGCATTCCAAATATTTTCCGTCGTCTCATAAATAGCACTTTGCATTTGTACTTCACTGGCACGACTGATTTCAAATCCATTCATGGAACCATAAATACCAGTACCTGATGTACCATTAAATAAATCATCAACCAATCGCGCTATTTGTATCGCCGTACCAACCGTGCTTGCCCGGCAATTGAAACTATATGTTGCACTCTCAAATCCATTTTTTCTTTTTGTAGTCATCTCAAAATAATTTATACATGGCGTTATGGAAGCATCCGGGCGCTTCCCGTGATATATCCTGGTACTCACTATCGCAGTAATTGCCGTGGCTTGATTCAATGACCAACCAACCATTTGTGCCGGGGTCATTTCAAATACTCCTTGAAAACCATTCTGCCATTCTTTTCCAATACAGTCAGTTTTTTTCCTTTCGCCAAATCCAATGCTGGCCTAAGTGACGGCTGCGCATTTGATTTTATAGTTCCAAACTCCACGTGCGGCGCATAATCGACTGCTGAACCAACCAATACTTGATTAGGATCGGTTGGCGCTTTTATTTTTCTGAATGTACTAACATCATGGTTAGCTGGAGGAGTTTCTTTTGCATATTTTCCAGGGCTTTCCAATTCCGAACCTTTATCAAATGCTTGCGTATGGAAGCTTGCCGCCAAATAACCATAATTGACTGCCGATAATAATTTTGCTTCGCCTTCTACAATAAGCCCTAATTCAAATGAAGTCATCCCAGTGGCTTTTCTACCCATGATGGAAATTTCTTTTCCGTGCCATTGACTCTGTATGGTTACACCCGGTTTAGCGCTCATAATATTTTATCCAATCCAACTACCATTATTTCATTCAAATTCATCACGTCGTCAAAACCAGTTATCGTATATGTTTCAGAATCAAATGCCACTTGACTATCATTTGTATTGAAAGAATAATAAGAAGGAATGGTCACCAATATATGACTGGAAACTTCTGCCATTTTATTTGATATATAGGAACGGCTTTGACTCGGACTCCAAATTGATGCTTTCGGTAAACCAGTTATCACTGTGGTTGTAGAAACGCCGCCCATCCCATCGGGCGTTTCAGTTTTGCGTATTACCGTGACCACCGAACCCACAAGGGTCAGAAAATCTTCAAGCATCAGTATACCCGCCCTATAAAATAATTATCCATAAGAACATTTGTAAGTTTTTTAGGATAGCCATAATCATCTTTTTCACCATCGGTATACGATTCCGATAATGGCCCAAGTGATCTTGATTTTAAATTAGTTGCAACTTTATCTCTAATATCATAATCAAATGCACACATCTTGGCAGCCGCAACTTTTACATCCAACGGCCAATTTACTACCGATATTATTATTGTCCTGGAAGACAATTCATCTTTTACAACCGAACCTGCTATCAATGTCAACGTTTTATCCGAAACGGAATCGATAGTATAATACCCATCATTGCGATAAGAATTGAAAACATAAATATCATCCGAAGCCGTGAAGTTTTTATCTGTGAAAGGATTCCCTTCAGCAATGATTGTTCTGGCCGTTGCATTGAAAGTCATCGTATCGGTAACGTCCAGATCAGTAAGAAAATAATTATTCAGCATCATGGTGATTCGTGCTTGCACGACCGGGATCAGATTTTTACTTATTATTGTTGCGGCAGAAGCGCTTATATTGGAATAGATTGTACATTCGGTTGCCGACAGTATCATACATGCCTCCGCAATATAAAACAAGGAAGGAATGATTTATTTTTAAATAGTTTCATTTTCCATTCCTTCCTTGTACTTAGATCATGGCAGCATAAAGGCGGTAACATAGCACGTGGCCGCCGTAGTAATGGTAAACTCAAACTGTTCATCGGAATCCAGGAACCTGGCAGACTCGAACGATACACCACCGAACACACGATGGAATCCCGCCGTACCAGCCGTGGCAATAGTAAGTGCAGCTGCATCGCCCTGATTTATTTCAGAGAAATTATCACCAGCATTGAGCGTGGCAATAAACGAAGCAGTAGAAGAATAATTTTCAAAAACAACCACCAGTTTAGACGAATCAAGCGCGGACTGCGCCGTGGTATGGTCTATAATGATAGTCGAGGTTGAACCACCCGTGTCAGTGCGGGTAATGGATGCGCCGGTATATAACGGCGTAACCGGATTGACAGTCATGCTTCCCATTTCATGCTCCTTTCATCAGCCCGCAACTTCGGTTAAATGGAGGCAGGCCAGTGCGTTCGGGCGAACTACTTTGGCTCCATATACATATAATCCCTTGACGCCTTCGCCAAATGAATCCTGTAACTCAACGGACTTTATTTTTGAAATCTGCCCGGCATAGGAAATAGCCTGACGGTTTCCGGCAAGGATGGCGGAAACGGAAGTGGCAGAATCCTGAACGTTATTGGAAACCATGAAATTAAAACCGAGCGCCTGCCCAACAAATCCAGCAGTCAGAGCACCGTTGTCAAACACCTTCGGAACGGCCGTGGCAGAAATGCCGCCAATTTCGGCAAGCAGCATTTTCTGGTGCAGCCAAGGCGGAACGATCATCCAGCGATTGGCCTGCGGTACGTTTTTCTCGGAAAGATACCGTCCAGCATAAGATAAAGTCAGAATCACGTTGCCAGACGAAACAGAAATTGCCGCTGCGCTGGAACCCATATACGTGGTATTGGTGACACCAGCCTGGGCATATAGCCCTAAAATAAACTGATCGATTTCATCAGCCACCGCATAAGCAGCTTCATCCATAGCGCCATTCATAAGCTTCGGGTGCACCTGAGCAGTATCGATATCGTCAACTTTGAAGCTGAACGATTTCGCCTGATCAATAATAAGTTCCTTCTGCGCGGACGAAAGTTCCGCCCACGTCAAAGTACCGAATTTAGTATAATCCGATACGGTGATGGGGCCAATCTCATTGATCTTTACCCTGTCACCAAAATTGGTTATTTCACCTTCATAATCGGTATTCACTACCGTGGCGGCCACCAGCTGCTTGCGAAGTCTAACAAAAAGTTTAGACGACCAAATAGCAGGGATAAAATGTTCTACACTCATGCCTTTTCTCCTTTTTTATCAATCTTCCAATTGCTCATCTAGTTTACCGTCCATTTCCATTTTAATCATTTCATTTTCTGATAATTTACTCAAATCAACCTTACCCTGCTTATTGTGGTCATCGCTAGGATTAGGTTTATAACCGTTTGCCAATAATTCATTCGTTTTGTTTTTAATTATTTCATCATTGAAATTCTTTATCTTCTGGAGGAACAATTCACCAACTTCCAAACTAGGCGGGACATAATCATCAATAAAGAACGGTTTGATTCCCAAGGCCGCTGCCTTTTCTACTATCTGCCGCTTCAACTGATCCTGTGCGCGATCAGCTTCCAGCTTCTTGGCATTTTCCTCAAGCTCCTGTACCTTTATTTCCAACGGCGATTTCTCTGGATTAAGTTTCAGCAGCTCGGAAGCTACACGCTTTTTAACTTCATTTTCCAAAACCAATTCATGTGCTTTATCACGGGTTTGCACCGCTTTGGTCGTGGCTTTGTCAATCAGCGGCTGCACTAAAGTTTTACCGTCATCCGTTTTCAGAAATTCGCCAACCTGGTCGGCGGTGATAACTTGTTCCGGTGAAAGCTCTGCCAAAAATGCCTTGGTCTCTACGTCGTCTTTTGTTTCGTTCAGAAACGCCTTGATTTCTTCGATGGTCATTTGTTCTTCCTTTTGTCCTTGCTGTTTGCCTTTTTAGCCACCGGCAAGTCCGTATGTATTTTTTTAGGGCGACCACGCCCACGCTTTTCTATGTGCTGAACCTCGACAACCTTTTTTACATGGTCAACGTCAATAGGTTTCGGCACAACATGATTTATAACAACTTTCTTTTCTGTGATTGGTTTCGGCTCCTTGATGCTCGTCCCGATATTGCCAAGCGATGCCTGACGCCGTTCGCGTGCTTCAAGTTTCCTTTGCCGTTCTTTATTCATTTAATTCTTTCTCCTTTTTTCTCGATAAATAAAAAGAGGACACGAACAACAAGACTTCGGGTTTTGCCCTTGATCCCGTTATTCATGCCCTCTCCGGTTTTCCGGTTGAGTAACATTTAACTATATATATATTATAACATAAAACATAAAAATAATCTATAACCTATCGAAATAGGTCAAAACAAGGGGCATCCAAGCCCAGTCCTATACTTTACCCGGATTCGGCTAGCAAACCTTGTCACACATTTATCTTAATAGCACAATCACCGATTACTGACGGTGGGCAGCGGGATATGCTCGCTGTCCATGCTGTTTTTCTTGACATCCGTCACGCAGCCCCTGGTTACCGTAAATACTATCGATACTTCACCATAATCCTTTTTGGTCAATTCTTTTCTGACCCAATCCAGGTAACTTTCTATTGACGTTCCAGTAGTACTCATTATTCTATCAGCCATTTCATTTCCCCCTTAATTCTTTTATTGATTCAATTGCGTATTTCATCCGCCTGCTATCCAATATAATATCCCGTCCAGTATCTATCATATGCAATTCATCATTATCAAAACCGGCATAAGATAATTCCAATAATAAAGTTGATTTCTCTTCATCCAAATGCTTTTTAGAAAATGTAGCATAGGACACTGGATCTTGCGCCATTCTGTAATTCAATTCATTACTTATTAAATGTATAATGGCAAATGCACCTTCATTGATTATTACTTTACATTTAACATTGCATAAAAAGAAAAAAGCCGCGCTGGAACATTCCCAATCTATTATAATTGTAAACCTATCGCAATTGTTTCTATTGATATAATCTGCTAATTGATGTGCATTAGTATTATCACCGCCCATAGAGCAAAAATATAAAATAATTTCTTCATCTTTGTTTATGATATCTATTTCCTTGAATAAATTCTTTATTGCCGTATCCGTCAATTCATCATCAAATTTAATTGCTTTCATTTAGCTTTCTTGCCCTTCTTTTTCTTAGCCTTGCTCATTGCTATAGCCACGGCCTGCTTAACCGGCTTACCTGATTTAACTTCGGTAGCAATATTTTCTGATATTACTTTTTTGCTTCGGCCTTTTTTAAGTGGCATATTATTCTCCTTTTAATTCGTAGTCAGATAATTTGAGCATTTATTTTATGCACTTTTTACTTAATTAAATTTTCCCTGTCAAATTAGGATGACGAGCGATCAATCCTTTTTTCCAAGCATGTATACTAGAATTATTAGCTCCGGCCTGCCTTCTTTTAATCATGACATTTCTAGCAGCAGTAGCCTGCTCTTTGGTTTTACCTTTGCTCCCACCACTCTTTTTCCTACCGCTTCCTGGTCCACCCATTTTATGCTCCTTTACTCGAAATGAAATTTATTTCTACATATAAATAAACCACCAGCGCCATTATAATGATTTCCAAAAATAGTTATAAATTCATCAGAATAATCTACAATTTTACTTTTTCCGCACTCAGGGGCATACTAAATTTCGTTTTAATGCGCTTTGTACTATTCTACGTTTATTTACATCAATATGTAATTTATCTTGATCAGCATTTAAAATAATATTTAATGGTAACGGATTATCTATCATTTATTGCCTGTAATAATTTTTTTACCAGCTTCCAATTGTGCTGCAACTATACTTTTTGCAGAATTAAATCTTTTAGAATCATTTTTTATTTCTTCAGCTTGCATTAATGTCCGTGCATCATTTTCTTCCTGCCATCTTTTATCAGATGCCGTCACTTTCATTGATAACGGCGCTGGCACTTTACTAACTTTATTTTTTACTTTTGCTTTATTAGCTTTATTACTAGATTCCTTTTTAGTTTCTTTTTTAACGACCTTGGCAGATTTTATATTTTTTGACCCTTTTTTAGTTACCATAATGTTCTATACTCCTTTTATTTCTTTAACCATTCTGGATGCCACTCTTTGGCATACTCAGAAAACGTTTGATACGGAATAATGCCTTCTTCTCTAGTCCTCATTAACTGTGGTGAATATCCGGTTATTTGAAATCGTTCTCTACAACGGCAATTAATTGATTCTTCTGCCGACAAGTTTGGGTCCAACGGGTATTCCGCAATAAAATCTTTTGTATGAAACAAACCATCAGCACTTTTTATGGTACCATCAGCACGGCCATGGGATGCCCTTGTCCTAATATCTTTTGTAGCATCCCAAATAATATCGCCTTCAATACCTTTTTCTCTTGCACGTAAATAAGCGTCATCCTGGCCACGGCTTATAGCCCGCTGCCCTTCTGTCCTTAATATCCGTAATGCTTCAAATGCAGTTTTATTCAAAGCAGCTTTAATATCATTAACCATTTCCGTATAGCCTTTGCCACGGGATAGGTTTTTTAATAGTGCGTTTCTAATATATTTTTTAGCACTCGGACCATAATTATGTAATGCTTCTTTTAATTCAATATTCTTTGGGTTAGTAATATCGAAGGCAGCCTGTACCGCTTTGGTATCGACTATGCCCCAAGCCAATCGTACACCATTACCATTATCCATTGCCCAGGCATAATTAAAAAATGATGCATTATATTGTTCCGGTAACATATATTTAATCGTTTTAATATTAGCGGCTATTGCTGGATTAATTAATTTAAGCATCTGCGTTTCCATCGTAATATATTTATTGTACTTGGTCATCTCGGCTCTAGTCAATAATCCCTTTACGGAATATTTATCATAGAGCCTGGACAATTCACCACGAATGGAAAGCAAAGCATCCGCCAAAGCCTTTTGTACTTGTTTTTCATACAGGCTTTGGCGGTGTTCGAGGACGGCTAATGCTTTTAATTCGTAGTCAGATAATTTAGGCATCTAGTATCACAATCCTTTACTATTATAATTTAATTTTGCCTTAGTTCTATAACGCTCACCGCGCTTCGCATTTTTTAACGCAACTTTACCTTTCTTCCCTTTTAAACTTTTATTCCCCGAGGACATTAAATTTTTTACTGTACTTACCGGGGCATTTTTAAAAGCTAATGGCTTCTTTAAATTCGCTTTTAATGTTTTCTCACCGCCGCTTTTCTTTCCTCCGCCTTTCTTCCTTCCGCTTCCTGGTCCACCCATGTTAGTCTCCTTCTTTTGATAGTTCTATTTTTGCCAATATCCGGCAATCCGTTTTATCCTTCTGCCAATCGCATTTATTACAATCCAATTTACAAGCATTAATAAACAATTCATTATGGGCTAACTTTTTTAATTCGTCTTTACTAGGAATCATTTAACTGCCCTGCGTAAAGATAACCGCTCTTTTTTACTCATATGCTCTTTAGGATTAAGAACCGGCTGAGCCAATTTAGTTATGATAATCTTCTGCCCACATTTAGGGCAATAAGTAAATCTACCTAACGTAGTATAAATCAAAGCCTTTTCATCTGGAGTAAATACAGCGCCACATAATTTATATGGGCAATTGATTTTCTCTAAAAACATTTTATTGTTTATCTCCTTTACTCGTTTAACATTTTGCTTAATTCATCATAACCGCGTTTTAATTTACTTTCCAACTCGGCTATACCGTTTTCATTTAAAACTTTTAATTTTAAAGCTGCTTCATATTTATTTATTAAATTAATTTGCTCTTTACGCATTGAAGTTAATTCTATCTCTTGCTTCTTTAAATTCTCTACTTTATTTGTCACCCTGTCACTTAACATTATACATTTTCCTCCGGGTTAGGCTCTTCATCCATATTACTATAATCAATATTTTCTATATCGGGCATTAATGCTCCGGCTTCTTTTTTCTGCCTAGCCAATTCTGCCTGCACGTCCGGTATAATATCATCCGGCATACCATCGGCAATAACGTAAGAACTAAATCCGGCGTTCTTCATTACTAAAGCCGTATCAGCGAATTCTTTTGTATTCATCGGCTTGTTTCGTTTATGCTCAATAGTAAAATCATCATTAGTTCCAACTTCAATTCCTTTTATTTTATAAATTATATTGATTAATCTGATTCGCTCTAATAAACCTAAATCAAAATCTGCTTCGGCGCTGGATACCATATTTTCAAAATCAAATAATAATCGATCTATGGCTGCGCCGGTCAAGGCCCCGGTCATCATATTAAAATCTGGTATATGGCTTTGCACATGGATCTGGTCATGTATTTGTTTAGCCATAAAATCTATGAATGCTGTAGGAATATCCTTGGTCAAGAATTTAATATCAGCATCAGCCGGGACGTTCTCAAACATCCTTTTCTTTTTCAAGCTTTGTAGCGTAGTAGAAATTACTCCAGGCGTTTTTACTTTCGTTGGATCGGTTAACCCATATTTTTTCATTATCAAATATGCAAAAGCGAATCGGTCAAATTCATTCATAGAATCGCTGAAGAGCGTATCGTTGGCATCTATTAAACCTAATACGGGTTTTATTATTCCTAGCATATCATCGCCGAAATAGAATGGTACGATAGGAACATCTTCAAAAAAGTTTACTAACTCTTTTTTATCGCTTAATTCCCATTCATTATTTATTTCTGAGCGCTTCATATCAAACGTTACTATTCCGCCAACCTTTAATTTATAATAAACTTCTACCTTAAAATAATTGCTGCTGACTTTGGTATAATGTATTCCAATCTTCTTTTTAGGTTCGGGCGAATAATCATAAATCAATATTATCTCTCTGGGATCGCAGCAAAAGAATTTTACATCTGATTTAGTAGTCATGGTATCGGTATCTAATTCACCATCGGTATAAAGCAATTCGTATGCTACACCGAAGATGCCCATATTCCGGCCATCGCGTGAAGTCTTTATATGTTCATTATTTAGATTATAGGTTTCTTTTAATTGATTAACATATTTCTCTTCTTTTGATAAAGATAATTCTTTGGTTTCGTCGGAAGCATTCTCATTGACTTCCAACGATTGATCTTTTTCCACGTTCGCTTTTATCGTAGTAAAGCGAGGACGCCAAGCATACCCTACATAGGTATTTACTATTTTTCTACCATAAGGAATAGGGATACGATTATCTGGATTATTTGGATCGGTTACTTTTTTGGTTAAAATTTTTACATTGTTTCCAATGTAATAGTCCCATAATTTATCCAACGTAGGCACTTCATTTATTTCATAGTCGGCTATGTATTTTATGATTTCTTTATCTGATAATGTTTCGTTGGCAGTTTTTAATAT